AAGAACAACAACAACAAATAAAAGAATTACAATCACAAATAAACAAATAAATATGAAGACAATTTCACCAATCCAAACTTGGACAAATGGAAAATCAGTAGAGGCAACAATATTTAATATGTATGTAATAGGTGGTATCTTAGGCTCATCAGCATCATTCTACTACTCATTACTAGATGAAAGTCTTGCACAAGTAAGTCAAGGCAATCTTACAATGAGCGGAGAGGCTTATTTAGGATGGGGCAATAATGATGAGTATGCTTGGGAATGGGCAGCACAAGAGTTAAACCTTACTATTACAGGAGATTATGTGCCACCCGTTACTGACACGCCTCCATTAATTATTGAAGAAACTGTGTAGTTTAAATTATTTTTATTACTTTTACACTAATCAAATCAAATAAAATGACAAAGACTTACAAAGTAACAGAACTAAATGCAGTGGCTAATCTCATTAGCAAATGCAAAAATGACAAGGACCTCAGAAATCCTTCTACTACTCTTTCAGGGATCAGGTTAATGCGTAAAATTGAGACCATTACCAAAAAGTTTCAAGAAGAACAAACAGAATTGTTTAAGGTTTTTGAAGTAGAACAATCTCAAAAGGATGGTATGGGATACTACGATTGGACTGATAAAGACCCGGAAATCCAAACAAAAATTGTTGCTTCATTAAATGAACTAACAAATACTGAGTACGAAGTAGAAGGGTTTAACAATATTGATGAAAATGATTTTGTAATCTACACAAGAGGATTAGACAATCAGTCAATTGTATTTTTATACGATTACTTAGTAAAAGATGCAGATTAATGGATATACGTAAAATCTCTATAGGTCCTGATTACAAAGGTGGTGCTATGCACTATCTTGTAGGTCAAAAAATACTTGGAGATTCCAACGAAATCCATTTAATTAGAGTTAACTCTGAGAAACAATCTGTTCAAATCTATATTATCAACGAAAAGGCAGAAGTTGTCCTTTGGAAAGAGTTTACCTCTACTATACCTATTTCAATCGAATATAATATAAATATATAATGCAGTCTCCATTCTATTTCATTGTCAAACCAATGAATGGAAAAAGATACGACAACACAAAGAATATAGGAGGAATTGACTTTATTGTTAGTACTTCTGAGGAAGACCATAAGTTTTCTAATAGATTTGCTGAAGTTGTAGAAGTTCCATTGGGTTACAAAGGTCCTATTCAACAGGGTGATACACTACTTGTACACCACAATGCGTTTAAGTTTTATAATGATGTAAAGGGTAGGCAGAAAAGCGGAAAGAGTTTTTTTAGAGATGATATATTCTTTATTGAGACTGACCAATTTTTTATGTACAAACAAGGTTCCACGTGGAACTCATACGATAAGTATTGTTTTGTAAAACCTATTGCTGCAGTTGATAGTTATATTAAGAAGCCATTCTCAGAAGAACCTTTGATGGGTATAATGAAGTACTCAAATAAGTACTTAATTGATCGTGGTATTAAAGCAGGAGATATGGTATGTTTCTCTCCTGATAGTGAGTATGAGTTTACCGTTGATGATGAGAAGTTATATAGAATGTATGACCACCAAATAACAATTAAACTATGAATCTAATCACATTTGATGACGTTATTAAAGACCCCAAAGCCTATGTATCCGATATACACTCTCACAAGTTTCAAGACTTGGCAGACGGTGATAACACATTCAGGAACATTCAGTCAAGAGACAACTACGATGAGTTTGCCCGGTACGTTACCGAGCTATTCAGTGATTACCGTGTAAATTTTAATTTTATACGTAAGTCACCACTTAATCAGGTAGAACCTAATTTTATCCACACTGATGAGATGATGGGTGATATTACTTGTATCTTGTATTTAAATGAGGATGCCCCTGAAAATGATGGTACTACAATATACGATGAGAATAATAACTCACTAATTACCATACACTCTAAGTTTAATCGAATGATAGCTTTTGACTCAGATGCTCCGCATTCAAGAAATATATTAGAGAATTTTGGGCAAGATAAAACTGCAAGGTTAGTGCAAGTAATATTTTTAAAAGCTAAGTAATGAGGGATACCAAAGAGATAAAACTAAGGATTATTGAAGCAGGATACAAAGCGGTTAACCATCTTATAAAGGTGGCTGAAGAAGATATTATTAATACTGAATCAGATACTGACGTTTCTGCAGATAAAATGAAGAATGCAGCAGCAGCTAAAAAGTTAGCCATCTTTGATGCATTTGAGATACTGAGTAGAATAGAATCAGAAAAAGAAAACCTTGAGTCAATAGATAAAGGGATAAGTAAAACAGATACAAAACAAGGATTTGCAGAAAGAAGGTCAAAACAATAGTTTATGTCGTATAGTCGATAACCACATACCGGCAGCCGTTATCTCTAATAAAAATAGAGTGAGGTCGTGGATATATGGGTATAATGACCAATATGATGTAGTGGTAATATCAAAGACCGGGCAGATAGGTCAAATAATTGACATATCAGGATTAAAGATTGCTTTGCCTGCCACACCTGATAGATGTTTCCAAAGACATCCATCAAAAGCTGAACAGTATTGGGAGAGAGAAGACTTGCCTCGTGAGTTGTTTAAAATACAATCTATATTCCAATGGAATGATAAACCAAAAGAATTTAAAGATAGGTGGGTAGATTATATCGAGCAAGAGTTTGATAAAAGAGAGCAGGGATTTTGGTTTACCAATAACGGTGTTAAAACATACATTACAGGTTCTCATTATATGTACTTGCAGTGGTCTAGTATTGACGTAGGTTATCCTGACTTCCGTGAAGCAAATAGAATCTATTGGATATTTTGGGAAGCCTGTCGTGCTGATCCTAGATCATTTGGTATGATATATTTAAAAATTAGGCGTTCAGGGTTTTCCTTTATGTCATCTTCAGAATGTGTTAATATAGGTACCCTCGCACGTGACGCACGTATAGGTATTTTATCTAAGACCGGTGCTGATGCTAAAAAGATGTTTACAGATAAGGTAGTTCCTATTAATAGCAGACTACCTTTTTTCTTTAAGCCTATTATGGATGGTATGGATAAGCCAAAGACTGAGTTGGCATATAGGGTACCTGCAGCAAAGATTACTAAAAAAAATATGTATGAGACCAATGACAATGACGTGGATGGTCTTGACACCTCAATAGATTGGAAGAATACAGAGGACAACTCTTATGATGGAGAGAAGTTATTGTTCTTAGCACACGATGAGTCTGCAAAGTGGACAAAGCCTGTAAATATTAAAGAGAATTGGCGTGTAACCAAAACTTGTCTTCGTTTAGGTAGCAAGATTATTGGTAAGTGTATGATGGGTTCAACCTCTAACGCACTGTCAAAAGGGGGTCAAAATTATAAAGACATTTATGAGGACTCAAGGGTAGCTAACCGAAATGCAAATGGTCAGACTAAAAGTGGACTATATGGGTTATTTATTCCAATGGAATGGAATATGGAAGGATTTATTGATCGGTATGGTCATCCTGTATTCAATAAACCTACTGAGCCTATAATGGGCGTAGATGGAGCTTTAATTAAAAATGGAGCAATTGACTATTGGGAAGCTGAGGTTGAGTCATTAAAGAGCGATGCAGATGCCTTAAACGAGTTTTATCGTCAGTTCCCACGTACTGAGTCACACGCATTCAGAGATGAGAGCAAACAGGCTATATTTAACTTAACTAAGATATATCAGCAGATTGACTATAACGACTCAATGATTAAGGACCATTATCTTACTCGTGGGTCATTCTCGTGGAAAGACGGAATAAAAGATACGCAAGTTATATGGACTCCTGAGCAAAGGGGTAGATTCAATATTAGTTGGGCACCACCCAAGCATATGCAAAATAATATTCATTTAAGAAATGGTATCAAGTATCCCGGCAACGAGCATCTTGGATCATTTGGTTGTGACTCTTATGATATCTCAGCAGTGGTAGGTGGTCGTGGGTCCAATGGAGCTCTACACGGTATGACTAAGTTCCATATGGACGATGCTCCTGTCAATCAGTTTTTCCTAGAGTATATCGCTCGCCCTCAGACAGCAGAGATATTCTTTGAGGAGGTACTAATGGCAATTGTATTTTATGGAATGCCAATACTTGTAGAGAATAACAAACCTAGACTATTATACCATATTAAAAACAGAGGATACAGGGGATACAGTTTAAACCGTCCTGACAAGCAGTTAATGAAATTGTCAAAGACTGAACGTGAGCTTGGTGGTATACCTAACTCATCAGAAGATGTAAAACAAGCACACGCATCAGCTATTGAGTCATATATTGAGAAATTTGTAGGAATGGACTTAGAGGCAAAGTATAGAGACCCTGAAGAAATGGGTACAATGTCATTTACAAGGACACTTGAGGATTGGGCAAAATTTGACATAAATGATAGAACAAAGTTTGATGCCTCTATTAGTTCAGGTTTATGTATAATGGCAAATCAAAAACATATGTATATGCCGGAGAAAAAAGAATCAAAATTAATTATTAACTTCGCCAAGTATACAAATGATGGTACAACAAGTCAATTGATTAGATGAAAAATATAACAATATCAATAAACGCAACATCTTTTCCAAGTCAGTTAGTAACTGATGCAGAAAAAGCGTCACAGGAATTTGGTTTACAAATAGGTCAAGCAATACAATATGAGTGGTTTCGTAAAGACGGAAGTTCTTGTAGATACTATAGCCAATGGAGAGATTTTCGCAGATTAAGGTTATATGCACGTGGTGAGCAATCAATAGCTAAATATAAAAATGAATTAGCAATTGATGGAGACTTATCTTATTTAAATTTAGATTGGACTCCGGTTCCTATCATTCCTAAGTTTATTGACATTGTTGTTAATGGTATGTCTGATAGACTCTTTAAAGTAAAGGCTTATGCACAAGATGCAATGTCTCAATCTAAAAGAAGTAAGTATCAGGATATGGTTGAATCTCAAATGATATCTAAAGATATCTTAACAACCATTAAAGAAAAAACAGGGGTAGATACATTTATGATGGACCCTGAGAAATTACCCGAAACAGATGAAGAGTTGTCATTGTATATGCAACTTAATTACAAACCTGCTATTGAGATTGCAGAAGAAGAAGCTATTAATACAATATTTGATACCAATCATTATGATGACATTCGTAAAAGAATTGATTACGATATAACTGTTGTTGGATTAGGAGTTGCAAAGCACGAGTTCTTACAAGGAGCAGGTGTTAAAATTTCATATGTAGACCCGGCAAATATTGTTTATAGTTATACTGAAGACCCATACTTTAAAGATTGTTTTTATTGGGGTGAAATTAAAACTGTTCCAATACTTGAGTTAATGAAAATTGACCAATCTTTGACTAAAGAAGATTTGCAAGAAGTTACACAATACAGTCAATCTTGGTATGATTATTTTAATGTTGCTCAATTTTATGAGAACAGTATGTTCCATAGAGATACCTGTACATTATTATATTTTAACTATAAGACCACTAAAAAAGTAGTTTACAAAAAGAAAAATCTTGAAGGTGGTGGTTCACGTATTATTGAAAAAGATGATACATTTAATCCTCCTACTGAAAAGATGGAAGAGGGTAACTTTGAGAAGATAGAGAAAACAATTGATGTTTGGTATGAAGGTATAATGGTAATGGGTACAAGTATGCTATTACAATGGAGATTGTCTGAGAATATGGTTCGTCCAAAGTCATCTACTCAACACGCATTACCAAACTATGTTGCTTGTGCTCCACGTATGTACAAGGGGGTAATTGAGTCATTGTGTCGTAGGATGGTTCCATTTGCTGATTTGATTCAAATAACGCATTTAAAATTACAACAGGTTATTGCACGTACAGTTCCTGATGGTGTATTTATAGATGCAGATGGATTAAGTGAGATTGATTTAGGAACCGGTAATGCTTATAATCCTGAAGATGCTTTAAGATTATACTTCCAAACAGGTAGTGTAATTGGTAGAAGTTTTACTCAAGATGGAGATTTTAACAATGCAAGAGTCCCTATTACTCAGTTAACATCAAACTCAGGTTCTGCTAAAACTCAGATGTTAATTACAAATATGAATCACTATGTAGATATGATTAGGTCTGTGACCGGTCTTAATGAAGCAAGAGATGGTTCTAATCCTGATCCTAACTCATTGGTTGGATTACAGAAATTAGCAGCATTAAACTCAAATACAGCTACAAGGCATATACTTGACGGTTCTTTGTATATGTACCGTTCATTGGCAGAGGCTTTAACTTATAGAATTGGTGATATTCTAGAATATGCTGATTTTAAAGAAGAGTTTACAAATCAAATTGGTAAATACAATGTATCTATATTAGATGACATTAAAGACCTTTATATTTATGATTTTGGTATATTCATTGAGGTTTCTCCTGATGAAGAACAAAAATCACAACTTGAAGCTAACATTCAAATGGCATTAGCTAAAGGTGATATTAACCTTGAAGATGCAATTGACATACGTGAGATAAGGAATCTTAAACTTGCTAATCAATTGTTAAAGATGAAGCGTATTAAGACTCAAGAGCGTGAAGAGAAGATGGCTATGCAAAAACAAGCTATGATTGCTCAACAACAATTGAAGTCTCAAGAGATGGCAGGGCAGATGGCAATGCAAAAAATTGATATGGAGACCAAGTCTAAAATGCAGATTAAACAAGCTGAGATTGCGTTTGAAATAGAAAAGATGCAAAAAGAAGCTGAGTTGAAATCTCATTTAATGGCTGAAGAGTTTCAGTATAATCAACAAATGCACGGAATGGAGATTAATAATTTAACTGAGAGAGAGCAAAAGAAAGAAGATGCTAAAGCAAAAAGAATTAGCCAACAAAATACTGAGCAATCTAAATTAATTAATCAAAGAAAGAACAATCTTCCTCCACTTAGTTTTGAGTCAAATGAGGATAGTTTAGATGGGTTTGATTTAGCAGAATTTTCGCCTAGATAAAAATGTCAAAATTTTTATATATTTTTGTATAAATAAAATTAAATTAAATGGAATATAAAGTTAGATCATTAGATGTAATTGAACCAAAAAGTGTTCAACAAGTAGAAACAGAGTTGCTTGATAAGCACGAACAATCGTTAAGTAATGCACAAGAAGATGTGCAAGTCCCTGATAATAATGCACAAGAGGTTGTGCAAAATCTAGAGACTGATTTAAAAGAAGAAGAAGTTCTTTCATATATTGGAAAAAGGTATAATAAGCAAATAAACTCATTTGATGAGTTAATGGCTGAACGTAAAGAGAATGAACAATTACCTGAAGATGTTTCTGCTTATATGAAATATAAAAAAGAAACAGGGAGGGGATTTGAAGATTTTCTTAAATTGAATAAAGATTATGATTCAATAGATTCTGAACAACTCCTTAAAGATTATCTTACATCTACTCAAGACGGTCTTGATAGTAATGATATAGATACATTGATGGAGGATTACAGATTTGATGAAGATATAGACGATGAACTAACTGTAAAGAAAGTTAAAATCGCCAAAAAGAAAGTTATTGCTGAGGCTAAAAAATACTTCAATTCTCAAAAAGAGAAATATAAAGTGCCCCTTGAGTCAAGTGAGGCATTCGTTTCCGATGATGAGAAAGAGATGTATCAAAGTTATAAGCAGTATACCCAACAAGCAAAGACAATAGAAGAAGAGAACAATCGTAAACGTAAATGGTTTGACCAAAAAACGGATGATGTTTTTGGAAGTGAGTTCAAAGGTTTTGAGTTCAATATCAATAACAAAAAAATTACGTTTGCTCCGGGAGATGCCTCAGAATTAAAAAAGAACCAATCGACTCCTCAAAACTTTATAAACAAGTATTTGGATGAGCAAGGTTTAATTAAAGATGCTGCAGGTTATCACAGATCATTGTCAATAGCAATGAACCCTGATAGGTTTGCTAAGTTCTTTTACGAACAAGGATTATCTGATGCTACTGAAGATGTAATGCGTAAAACCAAAAACATAAATATGTCAGAGCGAAGAGCACCCGAAGTTAGCAAGTCTACAGACGGAATGCAGGTGAAAGCGATAAACCCTGATTCAGGAAGAAATTTAAAAATTCGCAGCATAAAAAAGATTTAAAAACATTTAAAAATTAAAAAAAATGGCAAGTGCATTATTAAGCAGTCCTACTTACGCCCTGCAGCCTTCTGCAGAACAGGTAGCACTACAAACAAACTACATTACTAACTTCAACTTCTTAAATCAATATCTACCTGATACTTATGAGAAAGAATTTGAGCGTTATGGTAACAGAACAATCGCATCATTCTTACGTATGGTAGGAGCAGAGATGCCGTCTAACTCTGATCAAATTAAATGGGCAGAACAAGGACGTTTACACATTAAGTACACAAGTTGTACTTCAGCAGCAGCATCAGGTGCTTCTACAGCAACCTTTACTGTAGCTGATAGTGGTGTAACTTACATAGCTATCCGTGTTGGACAAACTTTGATGATTCAAAACAATACATCAGGTGTTTTCAACAAAGCTATTGTAACTGCAGTAGGTTCAGCAACAACTTTTACTGTAGCTTATTATGAGACTGCAGGTCAAGCGTTTGCAGTATCTACAGCTTGTACTGTATTCATTTACGGTTCTGAGTTTAAAAAAGGAACTAACGGAATGGTTGGTTCTCTAGAGTCTGAAGATGATATCTACAGCAATAACCCTATTATCATCAAAGATAAGTATGCGGTTAATGGTTCTGATATGGCTCAAATTGGATGGGTTGAAGTAACTACTGAGAACGGTGCTACAGGATACTTGTGGTATTTGAAATCAGAGCACGAAACTCGTCTTCGTTTTGAAGATTACTTAGAGACTGCAATGATTGAAGCAGTTCCTGCTGCATCTTCTTCCGGAGCTGCAACTGCAGGATACATTGGTTCTCAAGGTATCTTCTACGTAGTAAACAATCGTGGTAACGTATGGGGTGGTGGTACTCCAACAACTTTGTCTGATTGGGATTCTATCGTTTCTCGTTTGGATAAGCAAGGTGCTATCGAAGAAAACGTAGTATTTGTAAATCGTGGTCTTAGTTTTGATATTGACAATATGTTGGCTCAATTGAACGGTTACACTTCAGGTGGTGTTGCTCAATCAGCTTCATTTGGTCTTTTTGACAACGATGTTGATATGGCGTTAAACTTAGGTTTCACAGGATTCCGTAGAGGTTATGATTTCTACAAATCTGATTGGAAATACTTGAACGACCCAACAATGCGTGGTGGTTTGAATACTACTGCTTCAACTGCAACCGGTACTATTACAGGTTTAATGGTTCCTGCAGGTTCTACTTCAGTTTATGACCAAATTATGGGCAAAAACGCTAAACGTCCGTTCTTACACGTTCGTTACCGTGCTTCTGAAGCTGAAGACCGCAGATACAAAACTTGGATCACAGGTTCTGCCGGTGGTGCTGCTACAAGCGACTTGGATGCAATGGAGGTTAACTTCCTTTCTGAGCGTTGCGTATGTACTCTTGGAGCAAATAACTTTGTATTATTCCGTTACGGATAGTATTAAAGAAAAAATAAATATGGAGGGTGTCTTTAAAGACACTCTCCTTTTTAACTTAAATTAAATTAAATAAAATGGCAAAGACAATAATAATTGCAGATAAAGTATACAAATTAAAGATTGGGAATCCCCTTTCATATACATTAGCATCAAGAAACCACCCTCGTTTTCCTTTAATGTGGTTTGATGAAAAGAATAATCAAAATCGTGCTTTAAGATATTCAGTAAACCAAAAGTCTCCTTTTGAGGATGAACAAGATGGTAATGCTATTATTGAACCGATTATTTTTGAGGATGGATTTTTAAGAGTCCCAAGAACAAACCCGGTTTTACAGCAATTTTTACACTACCATCCATTGAATGGCAATATTTTTATTGAGGTAGATAAAGAGAAAGATGCAAGCGTAGAGGTTGAGGATTTAAATACAGAAGTAGATGCGTTGGTTGAAGCTCGTCAGCTTACACTTGACCAAATTGAGACTTTAACAAGAGTTTTATTTGGTAAAGACCCATCAACGGTATCAACTGCTGAGTTAAAAAGGGACATTCTAGTATACGCAAAAACAAATCCTAGAGAATTTTTAAACGTATTAAATGATCCTGAATTAAAATTCCAAGCAAAAGTTCGTTTGTTTTTTGAAAACAAACTATTAATACTAAGAAATTCAGAAAAAGAAGTATGGTTTAATACCACTACTAATAAGAAAAAAATGTTATCTGTACCATTTGGGGAAGACCCGTATGATATGGTTGCCCATTTCTTGCAAAGCGATGAAGGTCTTGACTCTCTAAAGATGCTCGAATCATCTTTAGGTTAGTAAATATCTTAGTTTTTGTTTGATTAAATAAGAAAGAAGGGGGCACTAATTGTGTCCTCTTTTTTTTATGTATATTTGTAAAAAAAGAACTAATGATAAATGGAGTAAGAAATAGTGTATTATCCATTCTTAATAAGAATAATTATGGGTATATATCTCCTTCTGATTTCAATCTGTTTGCAGCTAATTCACAGATGGAGATATATGAAGAGTATTTTAGTAGTTATAACAAAGTTATAAATGCTGAAAATGTTCGTTCATCAGGTGTGGATTATGCTGATATTGAGCAACCTATTGCAGAGGTTTTAGAATACTTTTTAAGAACAGATTATTTGTGGAAAATTGCTGCTAATAGATTTTCAATGCCTACACCATCTACTACAGGATATGATACATATATGTTGTTAGATGTTAAATGTAAACCTGTTATTCTTAAAACAGGTACAAATACAAGTGTGGTGTCTTTAGAATTGGTTGATAGTACTGCATTATTTACTACATATGATATTGTTGCAGGAGATGTTGTAACTAATTTAACTACAGGGTTAGTATCTACAGTAGTATCTGTATTAAGTAATACAGTGTTATTGTTAGATTCAAATATATTTTTAGCATCAGGAAATGCTTACACCATCGTTTCTTCTGCTACTGTTGTTCAAGCTGAAAAAGTAATAAATAATAAACTTACTTTGTTAGTAAATTCCAATCTAACTAAACCAACGGTTGAGTTTCCTGTTTATGCATTACAAGGTAATGAGTTAACTTTTTATCCTGTTACAATAAGTAATAAGGGTCAAGTAGAAGCAACTTATTTTAGGTATCCTAAAGTGCCTAAATGGACATATATTACTTTGGCAAATGGTGAACCCGTATTTGACCAATCACAATCAGATTATCAAGACTTTGAGTTGCCTCCTGAAGATGAATATAAATTAGTTACTAAAATTCTTGAATATGCAGGTATGTCTATTCGTGAAAGCGAAGTTGTTCAATTTGGTATGGCAGAACAACAACACGAACAGCCTACATTCAGTATGCAACAATAAAAAATTTAAAAAATGGCATATATATCACAATATCAATATTATGAGAATGGTGGGGTAGTACCTGAAGATAAAAATTGGGGTTCATATCAATACGTTAGTTTAACAGATATTGTCAACAATTTTTTATTAATGTATTCAGGAAACCATTCATTAGTTAATAATGAAGAGCGTTATAAAATATTGTTTCACGCAAAGCGTGCAATACAAGAATTAAACTACGATGCATTTAAAGAAATTAAAGTATTAGAGTTAACGGTTCCTGACAATTTAAGATTCATATTACCTTCTGACTACGTCAATTGGGTACGTGTATCATTATATAAGAATGGATGGTTGCGTCCATTGTCTGAGAATATTCAAACCCTTTCATCTAAAGCATATCTTCAAGATAATACAGGAAGGATTTTATTTGATCAATTTGGAAATGCATTGAGTCCTCAGTATTCTGAGATAGATTACGATAGATTAACGCATATAAAGAAAAGTATATATTTAAATCAAGGCAGTCAATTTAATGGACAATTAGGTTGGAACTATGATGGGATGTGGTATTTTGATTACAACATTGGTACAGCATATGGTTTAAATACAGAGACTGCAAACTTTAACCCTACTTTTAATATTGAAAGAAAAGCAGGAGTTATTAATTTTGATTCGTCAATGTCAGGTGAGTCTTGTATACTTGAGTATGTATCTGATGGTATGGAACAAGGGGATAATTCTTTGATTACTGTTAATAAGTTATTTGAGAAATATATATATGCATATATTAAATATGAGATATTAAATGCTAAATTAGGAGTGCAGGAATATATCGTTTCTCGTGCTCGTAAAGAGCAAAGTGCTTTACTTAGAAATGCAAAAATCAGAATTAGTAATATCCATCCCGGTAGACTCTTAATGAATATGAGAGGTATGGACAAGCAAATAAAATAAAATGGCAAATTTTACAAGGAACTTTATAGCAGGAAGAATGAATAAGGTTGTTGACCAACGTCTTCTACCTGAAGGTGAATATATTGATGCTATGAATATCAGAATGGGTTCTACCGAAAATTCTGAAGTTGGTGTAATTGAAAATACAAAAGGTAATTTATCTCTTACATCATTAACATATATAGACGGTACACCATTAAGTGCAACTGCAAGATGTATTGGTGCTGTTGAAGATAGTGCTAATGAGACGTTGTATTGGTTTGTTCACGACAATAATTTTCCAATAGGAGCCACAGGAAAACTTGATTTAATTGTTTCTTTTAATATATATACAAACATACTTACGTATCACGTTATTAGTATTAATGATGGTGGTAATATAAATACAACTTTAAATTTTAATTCAAGTTATCTTATTACAGGAGTTGATATTATTGGTGGATTATTATTTTTCACTGATGATTACAATGCTCCTAGATTTATAAATGTAAGTAGGAACTACCCTAACCCTGTTTTAAATATAGATCAAGTTAGTGCAGAGTCATTGCTTGTTATTAAAAAACCACCTACTGAATCTCCTGCTATTGAACCTATTGTTACCAATGGTCAAGAAAACTATTTAGATACAAGGTTTATTTGTTTTGCTTACAGATATTTATACATTGATGGAGAGTACAGTGCTACATCACAATGGTCTCAACCTGCATTTGTTCCTAATCCTTTTAGGTTTAGTACAGATAATTTTTTAAATGAAGGGATGACTAACTTTTGTAATTCTGTTATAGTAACTTACAATTCAGGTGGTCCACTTGTAGTTGGTATGGAGTTGTTATTTAAACAATCTAACAATAACATTATTAAAGTTATTGAGAAATTAAATAAAGCAAATTTAGGATTAGCAAATAATACAGATTATAATTATACGTTTACAAATAGTAAAATTTTTACAATTTTAGCTGAAAGCGAATTGTTAAGATTATATGACAATGTACCTAGATACGCTAAAGCTCAAACAATTATGGGCAATAGATTAATGTATGGTAATTATGTAGAAGGATATAATTTAGTTGATGAATTTGGGTCTCCTATTAAATTTGAATATTTTACTGATTTAGTTTCTCTTCCTATAGGTAATTCAAATATTGTAGATTCAGTAATTTCAAGTAATTATAGTATAAATGGAGCAGTTACTGTTGCAGATTCTGCAGTTACTTTTGATTTAACAGGTCAAAAATTAGTAGCAGGTTCTTCTTTCAATATAGATGTAACTATAGACCATTCTAGATTTTCAGGAGAAACTCCATATCCTACTGAAGTTACAACTGCAATAGTTTTAAATTTTGGATTCTTTTTATCTACAACATACAATTCAGTATATGAATTAGCTACAAGTGTAGAGTTTCAAAATGCAATAGGCACTGCTGTAAATATACAGACGGTACCCAATGCTTGTTTAGGAACAACATTTACTGATTCAGTAAACTGTTTGCTTCCAA